CCCGGTGTCCGAGATTCTGACGAATCAAGTTAACCGCGTTTTTTAATACAAATAAGCAATACTGACAAGTGTATACATTGAGCTGCAGTCTAGATGCCTGCAGTGACTAGAATTTGTTCGGTGAGCGTGAGGTACTGGGATCTCCAGCATGGGAATTGGGAATTGTGCGTGGTGTGCTCTGGGAGTCGGCAGCCAATTGGTTTTGCGTGCGTTAGCCAATTATTGTGCGTGCGTGAGCCAATTGTTCTCCGTGCGATGTGCTACTGTGGCACTCCGAAGGATGGAGGGTCCTCCTTAGATGCCATGGCGACCTGCTTGCAGATCACCAGAGACTCAATTGATGATGTGTTGGGTCTGTACTTGTTTGAGTCTCCGTCCAAGAAATACTTGATATGATGTTCATAGACATTGCAAGTACTGTTTTTGAAAACAAGTCTTGGGCAGGTGATAACCCCACCGGGCAGCTTGATGTTAAAAGGCTTGCCAGGCAGCTTGATCTTCTGCCAGTTGATTCTGGTAGAAGGTATTGCCCTTTCAACCTCTGCCAAGTAGTCATGCCTGGGTTGTTGGCTGACCACTGAGTCTACAATGCTGCTGAAGGTCACCTTGCAGCTAGAGTTGGTGTGTGTGCTAAGATGCTGTAGACTTGCATCTCTGATCATCAAGGCATAGACAACAGCCACCTTGAAGTCTGCACACAGTTTCTTGTGGACCGATGGAAATTCCACAATACCGCCTGAGAGCAACAGTGTCGGGCAGTCGTAGTATTCACTTACAGGGCCCATGACAGCCAGATGTACTGCTGTGCTGGCTCGCCTATACAGACTCGGTGAGTAGGGTGCGCAGCTGCGACTGCTTGGCACAGGCACAATTGCTCTCACCACATTTGCCTTGGCAACTGTCATGATTATGCACCTGTAATTAATAACTGGATACACATACTCCAGATGCATAGTCAGACAGTCAAACCAAGTCCCGAGCCCCTTGTTCACCTCCCATATGCTGGGTTCTCCCTCAGGTTTGAGTTTTTCCCACCAAACCTGTGAGAGAGAATCTTCTTTTTTCAGAAGGGTGTAGTTGAAAAAGCTCACCCAGCAGCCATTTCCAGCATTTTGTTGATAAAATGCTGCCCCTTCTGATACTTGGTAATTGAGGCTACCAGCAAGTGACATTCTGTCGGCAAAGTAGGCACCATACATTTCTGCTGGAAGCACAGCCACTGTCAATGTAGGCAAGCCCTTAGCCTTCACCTCAGTGTAGTTCTTGTCAGGAAATCTGCTGAAATCCTTAAAGCTAAATGTCACTTGTGCTGCTGGGTATGTGTGGCCGTCTCTGTTGAGGTGGTAGAATGTGGAGACAGTGTTCAACACAGTGAGTTTGTCAACTTTCTTGATGCCCTCTGTGTTGAATACTGTCTTACTGGCAAGGCCACTTTCTGCCTCGACTGCCAGCTCTATTAGTTCTTCTTCTTCAGCTGCCTCTACCTCTGCTGCCCAGTCTTCTGCCACAGGCTCTTCCTCTTCTTCAACTCCAACGACCACATCCTGATCTTCCTCTTCCTCAGCCTGTGGTTCTACTGGCCTGTCCTCAGTGTCACTGCTGGGACTGGCTTCTTCAATGCTGATGATGTCATCGCTCCCATCGTCACCATTGTTGTCCAGCGTGGTCGCTACCGCTTGGAGCACACTCACGTCTTCAAATCCTGCATCTTCCTGTTTAATTGTCACCTCACCGCTTGTGTCTGTTGTTGTTCTTGTGTGTATTGTTAGCTGTTGTGATTTGCGCCCCTCGCTGTCGACCAGCTGATCACCCTCCCAGGTCAGCTCTGACTTTGTGACATGAGTCAGATGACCTGAAGAGAGTATATTGGGGTGCAGATCCACAGAATGGATCTGCTCGCCCCTTCAGGCATTGCTGTTGTTGCCTGCATTGCTTGGGGTTGCTGTGTTGGTTGATATACCAGCTGTGGCTCCTGGGACTGCTACTGTTGGTGTAGCGGCTGCTGTTGTTGCAGGTGCTTGTGCGGGAGCCTGCTGCTGCTGTGGCTGCTGCTGCTGGGGGACTGTGACGGTGGTGGTGGCTGATGTGGCGATTGCTCCTGGCAGAGGTGCTATTGCTGGAGGTGCTGGGACTGTGCCTGGAACTGGTGCTGGTGCAGTCGGGACAATGTTGCCCAGTCTGTCTGTGGCCGGTGCAGGTGCGGGAGGAGGTGCAACAGCTGCCGTTGGAGGTGCGGTGGGGGCCATTGGAGCTGCAGCTCTCTGTGGCTGAGGCTGGGCGACGACAGTCATCACCTGTGTCATGGGAGGAGCTGGTGTGTAGTTCTGCCCGCTCAGCTTGACCGTCACGTTCAGGGCGTTCCCAGTCTTGTTGTGTGTTGTGGCATACGATCCGATGCCACCCACGAGCATGTGGTGGAATATGGATGTGGCGTCGTTGATGTTCCTGTCTCCACCCAGCTCGACATCAATTTCGTACAGCCTCAGTACGAAGGCGATGCTCTCTGGTGTCATCATGATGCCTCTTGCGTTGGTCACCAGAGGCATGGGCGCAGCAGCCATCAGAGCCCTGCACATCCGGTAAGGTGTCAGGTAGCAGGGGTTCAGGTGGATGTCCTTTCCACCTTGGATGTATCCAGGGAAGTTGTACGCCTGCAAGATGTTGTGGGATTTTGTGGCTGCCCCACGCTTGGTCTTGGCCATCTTGACGAAGGGGATCAGGAAGGACTGCACATCTGTGTCAGTCTTGTTGTCCCTGAACATCATTGCTGCCACCAGAGAGATGTAGAACGGATAGCAGATGTTCTTGCTGTTGTTCGCCACCACTGCAGCTCCACTCCCTGCCATTTGCTGCATTTCATTGTATAGCGCAATGTGGTCCGGCGAGTTCAGGCCGATGAGATTGAGGGCGGCATCCAGCAGATCTCTGTCCCTCTGGTTCAGCCTGGGCCTTGACACCATGGCCGTCACAATCATCTTCTGGCCCTTCGAGTTGGTGGCGAGGTCGGGCAGGTAGGAGTGGGTGGAGCCGTTGCAGCACGCAGACAGGTTGAGGACATTGGTGTAGACGTCCACAACGTGAGTGCTGGACATTCCAGCACTGCTGTTCTGCTTCATCGCGCTGATGAGGTCGTTGACGCTGTTGAGCTGAGAGGCAGCCACTTTCAGCTCCGTCGCCACACTTCCGGTCTCCTTGGGTATGCCGGACAGGATGGCCACCTTGTCCATGGCGACCATGTACTTGGTCGTCAGGGTGTTGTCGTCGTCACCCTGAATCAAGGCCTCGACGACAGCATCCACATAGGGATCGTGACCTGCGGCGATCAGCTTGGTGATGAAGGCATGACCGACCACCTGGAAGTCCTTCACCCTCACCATGCAGTTCAGGGCCCTGTTCACTGCACCCGAGAGTGACTCCCTGCTAGTCACTCCCGTCCTCTCAAATTTAGGGGAAAAGAGGGCCTCCCCATTGGCTGCCTTGAAGGTTACCTCAGGCAGGTACTTGATGGAAATTCGGCTCGACATTGTTCTAGACAATAGAACCGAAAACTCTCACTCTAGCCAAAAGATCCGTACACTCAGGTCAGAAGCAAATCGGACACCGGG